TTAATTAACAATATCTGAATCGCTTTCACAATCCGCATAAAACGAACCGTCTGAATTATGCCAATGCACTGCCGGTAATTCGTCGCCGTTATTCTCAACGACTAACAATTTACCGAATGGGCTTGTATATACAACCTGGCCTTGATTGCCGTTGCGTAAGGTTACTTTGTTGTTTTGGCTTTCATAATTTTGTTGCTTTAACAGATAACTCTCCAGCTCCCACAATTTATCTAACGCATTGGCAAGAGCACAATTGTCACCGATAAGCGGATCATAGCTTTGTTCATCAACACAGATGCTAGTGCCAGCCAATTTGTAGCCGTTTTTTAACGTAATCGTGCAGATGGTGAGTAAGCCTTGATGAACGTATTCCGCTTCATCGACTAAGCTGTTTAAATATTCAATCGTGAATTTGTGCATAGTTACAGTCCTCTAGTTATCCTCATTGCCCATATAAATGGCCTCATAATAAAGCGCTTGAAGTAGCCCATTGTTTTCAACGTTTCTGACGTTCATTCGCAGTTGAAAGCCTGTTGATGTGACGTTATACACATTGAAAAGGTAGGGGGTATTTGTCATTTTGCTGAATGTCGGGGTAATTTTTACCATTACCCGCTCATCTTTAAATGGTGTTTTAAATCTAATTTCGTCTAATGAAACTGGATACCCCACAGTAAAATTAATCGACTCCCAAGGCACAACACCTATTTCGGATTTGTGGATTATCTCCTGTTGGGATTCTGGCGGTTTTTCGGGTTTAATGTTTAACGCTTTCACGCGTTCATCAATCAATGCAAGTAGTTTTTCCTCATCAATAGTTTCAATTTGATTTTCTTTCGCATTCGGTTTGATTTGTGAGTTATTATTTAGTCGAACACGAATTACCGGCTTTTGTTTGACTGTTACACTGATTTTATTCGTGTTTGCCATAAATACCCTCTATGCGTTTTTGCGCATAATACCCGCCACGGTGAACTTTACCGCCGAACAATGTATCGCGCCAATTTTCGGCGTTGGTTATTTTTAAGTCCCAACTGGCAGTTGTCCATGTAGAGCCTTTTACTTTATCTCGCTTACAAGTAATCTTGAGCTCGGTATTACTTATTACTTCGATTCCGTCGCCGCGAGAAAGATGTACAACCGGATCTGTTGATACGTTGGGGACGATAAACAAATCTATCTCTTTATCCGCAAAATCTATCGGAGTATCTAACAAAAGCACATCCTCCTCATCGTCTCCAAAATCCCAATAGAAGTTAATGATAGTTTGCATATTTAACCTCGTTTAAAAATCGCCGCCAATTGATTCGGACTAAATCGCCAACCTTGAGTTTTGCCGGTTATCGCATTGAAACACCACTCAGAGCAAAAGTATTTACTGCGTTTTTGTTTGATACCTAAAACGACGCCAACAGCCCCCCACCAATCGTATTTATGGCCTTTTGTGCCGTAAAAATAAAACTTAACATCAGCCTCGGTTACGTCATTAAGTAGCACCAAATCCCACTTATCTTTTTCGCTGAGATCAATCTCTTTACAACGCACGCCGCCATCACGAATAGATGACGAATAACAGTCATAATGAATCTCATGATCATAGTGATGGCCGGAGGTGTACTCAATGCGCTCAACAGCAATCTCACAGTGAGAATAAGGCCCTTTTGTCATTTTGCGGGTAAGCCAATCAGAAAAACGCGCTAAAAGTGCGGTGGGGTTTTTACCTGTTTTTTTACCTTTATAAAGAGCCAAATAAACATTAGCCATTTTTATAAGCCTCCATCAGTGCGTCCATTTGTTTAATAATGTCATCATAGATTGATTGTAGTTGTTCTAGCGTTGGATTAGGTGCTTTGAGCTCATACTTACGCATGCGCTGATTAGCCAGCTCAACTTGTAGCTTTTCGAGTCCCGCCGCTTGCGTCAAAATAAGATTTGTCGCTGTTTTGTTATCCAACCCGGCACGTTGGGCAAAGTCAGTGATATAACGACTACACTCACCTTGATAGTTTGCGGATTTGTATAATTCCGCCGCCGCTTGGCGCTCGCGGTACTCACTCTCAAAACGTGTCCATTGGCTGTAAATTGTCGCCGCGTGGTTGTCGATTTGCCCAATTAAGTTGTCACGTTTTTCGGTTAAAAGTGCGGTCATTTTTTCGGGTGAAATTACCCATGCTTTGCCGTTCCACTCTTCAAGTTCGTTTTCCGGTTTTATTGATGTGTAACCTTGTGGGATTGCACCAAGCTCACCGATTTCCTGCGGTTCTTTTGTTTTCGTTGAATACACTGTTTCACCGATATGGTTTTCGAGATAGTTCCAATTATCGCCTGTCCATTTCGCAACAAAGCCTTTTTTATCTTCTGGTGGAGCAGTATCAACACACCCCGCAGGCATTAAATAAACCCCGTTTTCCGATTCTTCTGGTGATAAATCGGCATCCGTTTGCCCAATATAAATACCTTTGTCGTCTAATTGACATACTTTTTTTGTTAATGGGTAAGTCATAGTTTGTCCTTAGTATTTGATGCAAGCCAATAGTGCGATGTTTCGTGGGCGAGTCTCATTTGCGCCATTGTAAGTAATCGTATTTTCCCTCTGATTATTATTCCCATTGCCTGATTCCGCATAAAACCAAGTACCCTGGACACTACCTTCAAACCCACTGTTAGGGACGGTAATGGTATGCGTCTTAATTGCATCCCCTTGGGCAGTGCCTAATCTTCGGCCACCATCAATATTACGCCCATCATCTAAACCGCGGATAAATTCACCGCGCAAGTCGGGCAGATTGAATGTCGTGCGACCATCACCGGCACCAAATGTTGTCCCAATTGCTGCAAATAGTTCTGCGTATGTTGTACGGGATAAGACTGCACCATTAGCTTTGAGCCAGCCACTCGGTGGTGATTGGCGCGCAAAAAATGCAACCTCGCCAACAAGCTCGCTTTTTAGCTGGCGAGTATTTGCGTTATTATTTGCATCATTTGCCGTACGTTGTGCTGTATCTGCGGCACTTTTGGCTTCTACGCCTTTATCATAAGCTGTTTTTGCAGCTTTGCTTGTGGCAACCGTATCTTCACTTTCGCTATTTACCGCAGAAGATTTTTTGCTGTTTGGAATTTTGTCTAGGCTATCTATCTTGACCCAAGCCGACCAACTCTCTGTGTGATAACTTGTTTGATGTCGCTCGTACATATCTGTGCTATAAGCAATATAGGCAATTTGACGACACCAACGGCCATCACCGCCTGCAATAACTTGGATGTGACAACCATTGCCAGCTACTGGGAGATTCTGCGACCGACTTGCTTGTGTAACAGCATAAATGCCGTCTGTTTGTAGCGTATTTACATTGCCAACAAAGTTCTCAACTTTAAAATTACCAATGCCATAACCAGCTAAAGTTGTGGCAGGAGATTGTTTGCTAATAGCAAGGTCATAAGCGGCTTTAACCGCTTTTGGGGTTGCTGCTTGAGTTTCACTATTGCTATTAGTGGACGAGCTAAGCTGAACTTCTCCTTCTTGAATTAAACTTGCCGTCTTTCGGTTATCATCAATAATCTTAACAATGGCCTCATAAAGCTGAGTTTGCTTATTTCCTACGGGTTGGAATCCCGCTTTTTGCAACACATAATGCGCCTCTGCTTGTACGTCTCGCACGCGGTCTTGCACATCGTTCAGCCACGTATCTGTCACGCGTGTGCCTTGTTCGCCAGTTGCCGGATTACCGGCATGAAAGCGCTTGTCAGCGGAATTAATTTCAGGTAATAAAGTTTTCATTTATCGTTTATCTCTCTATTGATACGCAAAATAGCAGTAGGTATGGGCGGGTTTTAAATCGCGGAAGAACTCCTCAATAATCGGATCGCCAAACTCAACCAAGTGATCACCGGCAAAGGAACTACCCGCACGGAAATACACGATATTGTCGTCACCGTTTAACACCGTCACCCGCCACATATAAATCAAGCTCTCGCGGGGCTCGTTGCGAAATTGCACCAAGTCACCTGGATTAGGCAAATCATTTTGTAAAGGCGAAAACTCTTTAATTTGGATTTGATAACCGATACTTTCGGCGATGCGGGTAAAGTATGGGATAGACAAGCCACCCACGGCATTTAACTGCACAATGACGCGTTTAACACGCTCTTGATAAGACTTGCTTAAATCCGTTTTAATCCCACAAATACGCTCCCAATCGGATAACATTTGGTTTGAGGTGGCTGGTTCAATAACGCTTAAAATTTCCACCGTACTTTGTTGTAAACGGTCAAACGCATTGCCGTCCACTTCGCATTGTGCGATAAAATGTTCACCATTAATGTTGTAGCTCACAGGCGGGTAAAGCTGTTTCAGCGCGTTTGCGTGTTGCATTAGTTCATCTCCGTCACATTCACATCACCAAGGCGAAACCATTCAATTTTATTGACAATATCTGCTTTTCGGTTAGCCGTTGGTGCGGTAAAACGGCGGTCAACCACACCGATTAAGTTATTCACGACAGCTTCACATTGCGACACAATCAAGTCATCACCTGGGATTAAACCGTTAAAGTAATCCCGCAATGCGTTGTTAATTGCGGTTTTAATGTCATTTAATGCCACACCGCTAATTTTAACCTGGATGTTAAAATTGACTTTTGTCACATCAGGTTTAACGACTTTGCTTTCTTTTGCGGTTACCGGGCGCTCTTGGTCGATATATTCTTGTGCGCGGCGTACAGTGTCATCACTTGGCACGCCATTATCGGCCGTAATCGCAATATCTACTGTGCCAAGCCCACGGCGTAGCGGGTAAACATACGCTTGTTCAACGCCATCCACCTCTAGCGCCCAGTCTTTGTAATCGTATCGGTTGCCACCTGCCGCAGGTCGGCGGATTTTATTGAGTAAACGCTCCAACAATGAGCTATCGCTTTCGGCATTAGTCGCACCCACCACGTCATTTAATACAACGTCGGAACTCACGCCAACTGGCGCAGCCATAAACGATCCTTTTGTAGTAGTTTTAATGTTTTGCGCCGCACCTGTAGCAAGGGAGCGTACCGCAACAACCACGGAACCACCGGCAGGAATCACCTCACTTTCGGTTGTCTCATAAAAACGCCCGTCTTCGGTTTTGATTTGTAACCCTACGGCAATCACCGCATCAGGGTTACCGCTCACAGTGGCGCCTTTGCCGGCTGCATAAGTTGCATTACGGCGGCGCAAACCGCGCAATCCTGCGTGCTTCTCTAAAAATTCAGTGTCGGCAGTGTCGGGGAAAAACTGTTTAATTAGCCATTTTTGATGGGCGTAAATCCCTTCCGCACATGCGGCTAAACTACTTGCACGCGCGTAAGCATCACTGTCTTCGGATATGTCGGCGTTTGGGTAATAAGTTTGATAATCCCGCAAGATACTGGCGCGGATTTCTTCAAGTGTGGGTACAATAAACACGATTTAAACACCTTTTAAATGACCTTTACGGGGTGTTTAAAAGTGTATTGTTCGCCCCGGCTGTCGGTTACGGAAATGGAAAGAATCACTCTGCCGTTATGTGGCTGTTCATGCGTAACAACAATTTCGCTTGCACGCCCGTCATCCAGTAACGGCTGCAACGCCTCTTCGGCGTATTGTTGCGCCAACATGCCCACACGGCTTAAATCCTTCTCGCGTTGAATAGTATGGAGCAGAGAACCTACACGCCCATTTGCCCACCACGAGCCAAAAGGTGTAGTCAGTCTGATATACACGGCATTTTGCAGTGTACTGATATGTGAATTTGTGTAGTCCCCGGTAAGCGGGCTGATTTCTCTGTCCATGCTGACAGAGTAAAATAAATGGGGAGAAAAAAGGCGGTGATGGACTTCCTCACCGCCTTGCTTGAATTTAATTATTGTGGCTGTCCAGTTATGCCGCCACTGTCGCCTTGGTGAGTATGGGTAACAAGGGATTTACCACTTGCCGTCACATCGCCGTCAGTTGTGATACTGCCACTGGTTTGCGTCACATCGCCCGTAAAAGACGCACCGGAGCCACCTTGAATTGCCATACCGCCATTGCCGTTGATTTGCCCTTGCGCGGTAAATACGCGGTCTGTCTCAACAACCGGGCTACTAATTTCAACTTTTGTGGTAGCAGTGATTTTTAATATATCACAATCAATTTCGATTAATCGACCTTGTTTTAAAATAATCGTGCTTCCGCTTTCATCATAAACGGCGGTTTCGCCTGGTTTTAGGTTTTTAACGCGAAAAGATCCGTTTTCGGTGGCGATAACGATTGAATGGGTAGTTACCCCTCCCATCGGCAACACCACCACCTGCGTGCCGGCAGGTGGCACGGACGTTAAGCCGAATTGCTGCATCAACTCCACGTCCTGCAAGGTTTCATCTGCCAATCCTGACACTTGCACCTTTTGAATATTATCCGCGCTTTTGACTAAATTCAACGTCCCACGAAAGGCTTGGCGCACAGCGCCCAAGGCGGTTTCCGTGTGTTGTTTTATTGCTTGCCCTAATCGTCGCATATTAATCCCCATCCAATACAATTAAATCGCCTTTATTTTTCTTGCCTTTTTTGCCTTTGCGCTTACGTGCCTCTTTCGATTTATTTGTATAAGCGTCAGGCGTCCACACGCCGTCTTGTTTTAAGCGTAGTTCCGTTATTGTGCCGCCCGTGCGACTTAATGAAAAACGGCGACCCATCAAAAAGAAAATAGCGTCGATGTCATATTCCTCGCAGATGACATGCACCCGTTGCCCCGGCGTCCACAACACACCGTCCTGTGTTTTATGGTCAGGCACGGTAATCGTCAGGGTGAAGCTGTTTAAAATGCTGTCCGTAATGTACTTTTTCGCCCATTTTTTCAGCGCTTCCAAGTTTTCCACATCGGACACAATCACCGTTTTCGGCTTATAAGTCTCAATGGCGTCATCTTTAAATACCCATTTCAGATCATTCTTGTTGTCGTCACCGCTGCGTCCGTGCCGTTGCGCTAGAAACGTAATTTCCGAAAAACTTTGGGACACATCGGTGGTCAGGCTTGCCTGTGTGAAATTGTTGCGTTTGCCGTTTTTTGCACAACACAACGTCGCCACAGGTGGCGTGGAGTAGTCTGCACCACCGACAATTAGCGTGCCGGCAGGGTCAAACCATGCATGCAACCCCGCCGAATTGGCGCAGTGAATTAGTGCATTCCAAGCTGTTTCGCCAATGTCGATGTCCACCTTGTCTAATGTCGGGTTAGATTCCGCCCGCAATTCGACTTTTTTAATGCCTAGCGGCTCCACAATTTTTTTAATCGCATCTAACACCGTCAAGCCTTTAACATTAGTAATCGGCGCGGAGCAATCCACTAAAATAGACGCTTTGTCGCGCCCATTTAAACTAAAAGTGCGGTCAGTTTTTGAGATGGAATGTTGTGTCGTGTCAACAATCCCCGTCAGCACCAATTCGCCATTAATCAGCACTTTTGCAGTTTTGCCGGAATAATCCGCCAGCACGGTATTGTCTGACGGCAC